TTAGCTGCGTTATGTTAGCCATTCCACACCCCCAAGACTAGCGTGCGTGTCCCCAGAACGCGGTCCGCGTCTGAGTCCTCGACTTTGAAAGTGTACGGCGCGCCGTTGATGCTTTCAAACGACACGAGCCACGGCAGCGAGTTGCTGTCGGGGACGCCGTAAGGGTCCCCCAGGCCGGTGGCGGCGAGGCTCGACTGTCTGATAACGAACGCACACGAACGCCCGCTGACCGCGGTGCCCGTGTCTGGGTCGATGATCTGGCTAATGTCATGCGCTTGTCCCGTTAGGTTAGCCGACACGCCTTGCGGATCGGTTAACGTAACAGGCCAGCCGAAACCGAACACGCTATCCTCTAGCGTGACGGCCAGGTCTTGCTCGGCTAGCTGTCGCAGGTTCATCGGACGATGTGGCCTTTTTTGCACAACGCCGCGAACGCTTCGCCACCGCCTGCGAAGTCCGACGCGCGAACCTCGTCGCCGTCTGACAAAATGCCGCGTTTTGACGTGATCGCCTTGCCCTTCGCCACCGTGTACGGCTTTTCCGCGTCTGCCAGTGCCTGTGCGGCTGCGTCTTCATCGGCTTGCGCCGCTGCTGCGTCCGCCAGTGCCTGTGCGGCTGCGTCTTCATCGGCTTGCGCCGCTGCTGCGTCGGAGCCCTTAAGCCCCTTGACCATTTCAGACAACTGTGCGTTGGTTAGCCCTTCCGTGACTGCGGACGGGCTGATCGCCAAGATGTTCGCGATTAGTTCTTTGTTACTTGCCATCGGTCTAGCCCCTATGGTATCGCGGCCCCTGTGGGAGCGGGCCGCCTATGGTCTATGGGTTGGTGTCTAAACAGCCGAAGCCGTCGATCTGAACAGGAACAAGGAGCACGCGGGACTTGAGGTCCGTCATGATCTGTTCGCCGCTAGGTGTACACCACAAGTTTGGCGTGACGTCTAAGTCCATGCTGCGGTCCGTCATACGGCCTGGCACCAAACTCGCTAGGCGTGGGTCAGGCCCAAGCGGTAGCGGGATGCGTGCCGACGTGCGGTCAAAGCGTGTCTGGTCTGACGTCATGATCACCTTGTCGTCTGCAATGTACTTCGTGTACGTGCCCGTCTGCGGGTTCTCGTAGCCTTCCGGGTACGTCCACATGCGGTACTCGTACGAGCCGATCCATACCGTGCCCTGGTATACTGCGCCCGTGTTCATTTGGCGTGGCATGATTTCACCGATGGACATGCGGCGGTTGTCTAACTGCTTCTGCACTTCTTTGTCAGCTTTAAACAATCGCATGGCGGTCGCGCCGAACCATAGGTCCGTCGGATTGACTTTGCCGTCTGCGCGAATAACGTCGCCTAGGGCTTCTAAGTCGGCCAGCTTGTCGCTACCTGCTGCCGACCACGCCGTGCCCGTGGTAGGGAAGTGCGTCGCCTTTGGCTTGAAGTCAAGTTCGTACACCGTGTTGCCGTCGTAGCCGGTTAACACTAACTTGCCCGTCTGCAGGATCTGCGACGCCTGCAATTCGACGCCACGGGTGACCATGTCCATAGACAGCATGAAATACGTCATCAGCTTGCCCATCAACTTGCCCATGTATCCTGCGTACCCGTCCGTGTACGGGTCAACACCCGCGGTACGGTTCACCAGGTCGGCAACATCTGCAGGGAAGGCTTCGCCGTATGTTGGGGGCGTAAACTCTTTAGTCGTCACGATGTCCGCGTCGTTCAGGTTAGAACCGGTGCCGCGACGTAATGCCACCGCTACCTTTTCGCCAAAACGCTGAATGTCGATCTCGACCGTGTCGCCGTCGTAGACGTTGCCAGGCTTGACCGTAAACAGTGCTTGAAGCGCACCCGTCGGGCGGCGCATTTGCTGGAACAACATCATCCAGCCTGTTGCGAAAATATTAGGCATTTGGGAGCCCTCCCTTATTGGTTATCTTGGGCTGACTGCTGGTGCGTAGTCAGTGCAATGATGGTGAAGTCGCGAAGCTGGTCGATTGCCGCGTCCGTTAGCGCCGCGCCTGCGCCGTCGACTAGGTCGCCGCGTCGAACTTGGCCGCTGATCGCTGGGCGTTCTGAGCGGTCGCCCGCTGCGGTGAACTCTACGGCCTGCGTCAGTACCGCTTTTGGTACTTCCGAACCGTCAGCCGCGCCCGTGGTGTATCGCACATACTTGCCTGTGGCGGTAACTTTGCCAAGGACCGCGCCCGCGGGCCAGGTCCCTGCGCCCGCTGCAGTCAGCGTCGCGTCTGCAAACACGGGGCCGAGGATGACGACGCCGTTTAGTTTGCGGTTTGAGATGTTGATATTAGCCATGATTTACGCTCCTACCGGTTCTAAGCCAAGGGCAGCCAATGCGGCGTTGGTCGCAGCGTCTGCGACTAACTTCTGCTTGACGCCTTCGTCTTCCGCTGCGGGGGCGTTGCCTGCGAGCGCTTGCTCGTCAGCCTGGCGGCCTGCTAAATCGGCGTTGTTAGCGTTGCACGTTAGGTACTCCGCCATCGTTTCGCCGTCGTCTTTTGCGGTGCCCGCGGTGATAGCTGCCATCGCGACTGCGACTGCACCGGTTTTAGTGCCCATCTTTGCGTGGAACTTGGCGCGGTCTAGCTCTGCCGCCACGCCCTGCTTGTGGCCTTCCGCTAGTACCTGGGCGTGAAGCGCCGGGTGCTGGGCCTGTAGTGTTGCTAGATCCATTGTCATGGCTCCTGTTGCTGAGGCTTTCGCCTTGGGTTTTGATTCTTGAGTGCATATCGAGTCGATCATCCCGGCCTCGAGGGCTTTCTGCGCCAGCATCATGCCGCCGCGTCCGAATGTAGTATTAACCGTTTCGATTGATTTGTCACGCCCTACCGCCACCGCCGTGGCAAAAAGGTCGTGGAACTCGTCCAGCTCCGCGCGTATGACCGCGATGCCTTCCGCTGTTTCTGGGTCTGGGCGCTTGTTTGGGGCGTTCGTGCTGGCGATGTCGACCACGGACTGCGCGCTCGGCTTGTATGCCATTGTCGCCGCCCCGATTGAGCCGACGCGACTCGCGCGACTAAGCGCCACGACGGTGTCCGCCTGTGACGCCGCCCAGTATGCCGCACTCGCCGCCGTTTGCACTAGGGCGCGTGTCGGTTTCTTCATGCCTGCGATCATGTCTCCCAGGTCGACAGCCGGTTGCGCTTCGCCCCCGCCTGAGTTGACGAGGAAGTCCACCGACTTAATGTTCGGGTCCATTTCGACTGTGTTGATCGCCGCTGCTAAGTCGCCGTAGAGGGTGTTACCCCCGCCGAAGTAGAGCGCCGTCCACGACGGGCGCGAGGTCATCACGCCTGTAATGCTGATAGTCGCGGAGTCGCCGGACGTCACTAGCACGCGGTCAGCGTTACCACTTGGGCCGCCCAGTGCAGCCATGGCCGTGTCGATCTGCGCCTGTGTTAGCGGTTGGGCCGCTTCTAGTGCTTGTTGCACAGTTGGGTCTAATAGCCAAGGCATTTATTTTTTCTCCTATCCTAACTTTAGGACTTTAACGTAAATATCAATCAAAAAGCCGCTGGCCGCGTCCGTGGTTGTCATGCGCAATTCTGCAGGGTTGTCGATCATGTCTTGCGACCCGATGAACACGCCGTTGTACCGTGAGACTTCGGAAGTCCCAGAAAACAGTCGATTTCCAGACGCAAACGGGAGGGTGAACTCGCCCGGGCTGCCTATCGCTGCCACAAGGTTGAGGCTAAAAGACTCGTTAAACCCCGAGTTTGTTAGCGACCCGTCGACGCGGATGTCTACCGTGTCCCCGATGCTGAGCTCTGAGAAATCAAACTGACTGTTTGCGGAGTCCCACACACTGGAAACCCCTAGGGGCAAAAAGCCGTCTATCCTGTCCGCTGGGTCTGACGCATCAAGCGTGAGTTTAGTCTCTACGCCAGCAGGAATGCTTATCGGGGTCTGGTTCCCGTTAAAATACGTTGCCCATCCGCCGGTGATGTTATCCGACGGCAAGCTGCCTCCAGGCTGCGACAGCAATCCGCCTAATATTGTGGCTACGTCAGTAAGTTTAAACAGCATATTTTACCCCGCCGCGTCTATTTCTAGTACGACCCCGGCGCCTTTGCCAAAGGTCGGTTTTGACTCGCTCTGCGCGTACTGATCGCCGGGAACGGCGGACGCATTGAGCGCTGTGGAGTCGTCGGCCGATTCGTTGAGGCTCAACGTTGCTGACGCCGCCCCTATCGACTTGACGCGGACGATGCAGGCGCCTGTGGCCACCTGCTGCCAGGCGTCCGTTAATGTGATCACTGTTCTAGCCATGCGTCTTCGTCTCCTGAGTTTGCGACCAGTTGGAGTTTAGCCCCGACGGCGGCCACTTGCTCCGCGCCGTACTCTTTCTCTAGTTCGAGTGTTGGGCGCATGGCGTCCGCTTTGAGTTTGTTCTCACGTGCCACGCGTTTAATGTTTGTTGTAAATCGGGTATTGGTTAGCTGGCGGCTGTTCATGCTGTTGGTCGAGTACCCGTTCGCGGCCATCCTCTCCAGCCCGTTGACTTCCTTCGGTAGGTCGACCGCCTCTTTAACCGCGCCGAACCAATTGGAATTGGTCCACGCTGCGTACGTGTCGAACTTCATCGGGTCGCGGTGCGCCTCCAACATGCCCGGCGCGTCTATGCGGCGCGTCAGCGTCATGGCCACGAGCCACGAGCGGTACACCAGGCGCGTGAACGTGTCCGCGAATCGGTTACGCTCGACGCCAAGCGTCATGTTAAATTCTTTGATCTCGCCTCGGCTTGCGCTGTATGAATTGCTAAACATCATAGTCAACACGGACTTAGGTATCCCGAGCCCCCACGCTATGCCGTTGATGACCGCGTCCTCAAAGTCGCCGAACTTCTCGTCGGTGCCGTCGCTCGTGAAGCCCTTTGGCTCCATGCCCGGCGGCAGTGACTCGTATACGATGCCTGGTGTAGAGCTGGCAATATTGAGCTTGTACTCGCTGCCGTCTGCTAACTGCGTGCTGCCCTGCACCCGTCGGTTTGCACCAGCGGTGATCGGGCGGCTGTTTGGCACTTTGCTCTCGGGCGATTGGTAGAAGAACATCGCGAGCATGGCGTTTAGTGTCGCTTTGCGCTGCGTGCTGTCGCGGTACTTGTCGATCTCGCCGACGGATTGCATACACAAGGACACCAGGGGCTCGCCGCGGACGTCGTCGTGGCGTTTGTCTGTGGCAAAATACAACCACGACACCAGCCTGCCGCGACTGCCGCGGGCGGGGATGCGCTTGTGCTTAAAGTCTCGCTGTACGACCCAATATGCGACGGGTCCGCGGTTGGCGTCTAGCTCGACGCCGTGTTCGATTGTGTTGCCCTTGGCCAGCCCTAGCCCTTCCCCAAGCGAACCGAGCGGGGACTGCACCAGGTTGCCCTTGATCAGTTCGTAACTTGGCAGTTGGGTCTTGGCGTTGTGGTGCTCGACCACCAGCACGTCGCCCTCGATAAGGGCCTCGCGGTACGCGTAGCGC